ATCCATGTTTACTTGTCCTTCTACTGCTGCCACCCTATAGTTGTTGGTTAGGTATAGGTTGTTAAACATTTGGCGCAAGATTGTGGACTTCTCAAGCTGGATGTCCATTGTCCTGTCAGCCATTGATTGACCAAAGAATAGGTGTGGGATAGGAATTGGGCAGAGTGAATGGAATGGAACGTAGTCGCACTCTTCTTGCGATAGAATCTTGTTGCCAGCAATTAACACCTTGCGAAGTTCAGGTATCTCATCGCCATCCATGTCATATTTTATGTAGCACTCAAAGATTTCTACATCGTCTGTGTTGGAGTAGTCAGGTAGTTCATCACGTTGGTAACGTGCTAGTCTTTCTGAGCTATATTCTAGTCTATCACCTGCTGGAATCTCATCTACTGTATCTTTATCAAAGCCCATCGCAATCAAGTCACCACGACTGATCATGCGTCTATGAGCGACAAAGTTAGAATCTTCGATGGTTCGTGCCGTCTTGCTGATTAGGAACTCTTCTGGTGGCACGTTCTCGATGACGATACGGCTGTTGTCTTTAGTGCGCTGGATTGTCACGTTGTGTGAGTTGTAAACCATGCCGTCAGCAGCGATGATTGAGTCAGTCTTTTGTCTAACGATCTCGAACTCGCCATCCATCAATAGCATGGTCATCTCGTCATCTGACAGGTTCTGATACTTCTCTCTTGTGACATCCTTCATGCTTGACCAGTAGGCTTTAACTACGCCTACCTTCTGCAATAGAGCATCCTTGAACCAGTTATGCAGGATGATGAATCCATCGTTGTCCTTGTAGAACACCCAATTGGCCATGTCACTAGCCTGCTCTGCGAATGGTTCGTCACCATCTTTGACTGGCTCAAACTGGACTGCATCCTCATTGGCTGTGAACACACGAATCAATTGCGGTAGCGCACCGTCTACGGCTTCTGCTACTTCGCCTGTAACGACTTGGCTAGAACCTTCTACCTCATTGCCGTAAGGCTTGCGTAGGTAGTAGTCCATTGCCTCTGCACGTTGGGCTACTGTCTCCGTTTCAAGATAGCCAATAGAGGCATCAATCTGCGTGATACATTCGTTTAGTAATTCATCTTCGGACATTTTCATTAAACTACCCAGTTCGTGTTTGTGTTGATCGGTTTAGACCAAGTCGTGTCTACTTCGTTTAATCCTATTGCTAAGTACCTGAAGCTGTCAGCAAAGTGCGATGACCAGTCATGTAATGGCGTATCATAAAACACATTACGCTTCTCATCATACACTCTGCGATAGTTTCTTAATGCTGAGTAACCTTGTTTCGTTGACTCTTTATCAAACCAGCATCTCGGTAGTAATCGTCTAACAGCCTGTATGCCATCAGCAACTGATAGGCTTGGTGCGATAGTAACATCTAATCCAGCTTCCATCAGCACCTCTTGACGGCTCTTACCTGTTCCCAATTCTCTCACCCTAACGTCATGCGGTAGGATGTTCTGAGCCTTGTCGTAACCTTTATCTCTTAGCCAGCTCACATAGTAATCTAAGCCAACACCGTGATTCTCTACGCAATCTATAACCTGTATCTCTTTACCTACAATTTGGGCAACAAATATACAAGTAGAATCGCTAATACCAAGATCCCAAGCACAAACGAGTCGAGCCAAGTTGTCTCTAGGAATCGTTGAAATACGGTTTTCTTTTTCTGCTTCATTGATTAGTGCGCCATAGTAAGCGCCCTCAACTGGTGATTCAAAAGAACACTCAAACTCTTGTAGGTACTTATCCTCACCCATCTCAGACTTAGCATCAGCCAACTCTTTGTGATCTAAGATGCCTGTGTCACTAGCCTTGAACTCTAAGAACTTCCATCCATCTGACTTCTGCGCTCTTTCCTTGAAGTCTGCAAAGTGGTTGTTTCCCTTTGGCGTTCCTATGAACAGACACCAGCCGTGACGGTCAGCCAAAGCAGGTCTTATTACCTCATTCCATATCTTTGGGTTCTGGTCACCGATTTCGTCAAGCACTACGCCATCAAAGTATTGGCCTCGCAAGCTATCACCATTCTCTGACCCGTATAAACTAATGCGCCTACCCATGAAATCAACTCTGAGTTCGGCAATATTAACCTTTGCGCCTAGTGGTCTGGTGTACTCCACCAAGTAATCAAACGCTACCCTCTTTGCCTGTGCATAAGTAGGTGCGATGTAGGCGTATCTTGGATCTTTCTGTTGGTTGTTGAGCGCTAGGTCAATCAAGTCCATGATCGCTGATACTGTCTTGCCCATCCGTCTGTGAGCTACTGCTACTACAAACCGATACTTCCTTAGTGCTGCATGAATCTCTAGTTGAGGTGGTCTTGGTCTGTAGCCTAAGTCTATACTCTCTTCGTACTCATCATTCATTGTTTGATGGTATGCCTGTAATAACTTTAAGCACTACTGGTGCATCTGCGTCACCTGACAATTCTATTGCCTTCAAATCAGGTAACACTTTGTCTAATAATACTTTTCCAATATTAACCTGTTGGTTTGTAAGCTCTAAATTACCGTCAAATACTTCCATGAATCTATTGATGATTAATGACGCTTGAATCTTCTTTCTCACATCGTCTTGATGTCTGCGACCCATAGGTCTGCCTGATAGTTTTTTATCTTCTTCCATTTTGTTAGACTCCCGTAGGTTGGTCTTTCCTTAATTTGTTACCAGTGATGTATTGCGTTTAAAATTAAAGTTACATTAGCCATAACAGCTAACAGAATAACAAGCCAATGATCGTTCATCAAAATTGCCTTGTGTATAACAGTCTAAGTAGTTTTTCCAATCCTTGTTTGCTATATTCAGCACCAAAGTTGTTCTTGCGTAATTTAAATGATCTATCCGCACCTTGCTGATTGTACTCAGCACCGTAGTTATCATTGCCTCTCTGGTATGATATGTCAGCCCCAGTCACACCAAAGTCTTTGCCGTACTTATTCGAGTAGCCACTACCAGATACACCAGCAGTTAATTCGTCATCGCCCATTGGGAATGCGTAGCCTACTCTTCCACCACCATAAGTTGTATTAACATCGTTACGACCAGATCTACCAACCATTGCGTCTAATTGCAATCGTGATAGCATATCTCTTAATTTGTTATCGTCTGAATCTAATAGGCTGGGCAGATTATAAGCGTTTTCATCTTGTTTCATGTACGGCAGATAAAATGAGCTTGTGCCTAGCATACTACCATTTAACCTTGTTTGCCCAGTATGCAGCGCTTAACTTGCCCTTTGCAATGTTATCAGCGTGACGTGCCTTGAATGACTCATTACGCTTACTACCATCTTCACTGCCTTTAACACCTTGCTGACCGAAACGAATGGTCTTAATGGTGTCACCTTCTTTAGCGACCACAACGTGAGATTTCGTGGGATGATTTGGAGTTGCCTTTGGTTTATTATAACCCGATACTCCAGCATTCTCTAATCGCTTGTCTTTCATATTACTTATCCGATGTGAATACGCCAAATAAGCCAATCATAGCCAAACCTGCGCTTACGATTGCTGCCATCTGTTCTGGTGATAGTGCGATGCCACCAGCAGTTAATAACGCTACAATGCCACGCCATGTTGACGGTTCGCTTAATCGATCTAGGATATGTTCAATCATTTTTTAGCCTTATATGGTTTCTTAGCAGTTTTAGCTGCGTCTTTGAAGTCTTGTGCTGATGGTGCTTTCTTTGATCCTACTTTATTCATCTTCTCGCCAGATCCTGCTGCAATACGTTTCTTTTTGTCTGCAATATTTTTGTATAAACCGTCACCCATGATTATTTACCCTTCTTCATGGCTTCAACTTCGCTCAAAGCGATTGCAACAGCTTGTTTACGATTCTTTACCTTCTTGCCAGCAGATGTCTTTAATTCTTTGTCTTTATACTCGCCCATTACCTTGCTCATCTTTTCAGCAATCTTGTCCATGTTACGCATCTTCTGACTCCATTTCATCTTCTGAGGTTTCATATTCTTTTTCTTCCCACGCACTACATACTCTTGAGTTGTGGCAGATAAAGTCTAGTTTATGGCAGTAGCCACGTTGAGCTTGACCATCATACAGGTCATATTTGTTTAGTGGGATTGCTTCCATTAGTTCAAGCATAGCTGGTGTGTTTTCGTAATACTCACAATTACCACAGCGCCTACGTTTAGCTTCGTCTGGTGTAATTCTAAATACTTTACCCATCTTGGCCCAGTAGTCGTTACTAGGTGCTGATGGGTTATGTGGCCCTAATGAATAGTTATCCACAGCATTTTTGGTGTTCTTGAGTAATTCCTTTTCACTAGGAATACTCAGCTTAATTTCTAATAATCCACGCATAAATATCCCTAAAAGGTGATTTTTGAAGGTCAGCCATCACAGAGCCGAGCTGCATCTAGTATTCAGCGTAAACAAGGTAGCCATATCCGTTTACCCTTCATCAATGACTGCAAGGCAGACACCAATATTGTATAAAAGACAGGTAGCATCATATGCGCTAGGTCGCATCCACTACCCATAAATCCTAGATTGCTCGGAGAATGAGCTTTTACTTGAGGCTCTCAAAGAATATCACAAATTCTCTTTACTCGTCAACAGTCGATTTATGTACCATTGCGCCTTCCTGAGATCTTCCAATCCATTCTTTTCTTTCCAGCGCCATAGATACTTAATCGCATTAGCGGTACAGACTGCATCAGATCCTGTCAGATTTATTGTTGCTGACTCAATAGCATCTATGCACTCGACTGCGCCTTGCTTGTAGTGGAATGGATTAATCTTGTCTGACATTTTTAAGCTCCATAAGTTTATTGGTGGCAGATTTAACTCGTGCCATTTAATAGTTCTGTCTGTTTGTTTAATAATTCCACCTCAGTCATCCCCACAGTAGCCTCGAAACTGGAAACACCTGCATGAATAGCAGTGTGCTGACCGCCAAGCCTGTGATGAGCAGGGCATAGACCAATAGCCAGCGACCAATGCGACTTCCTTCCAATACCTGCCTGATGGCGTATATGGTGAATTTCACAAGGACTGTAACCATGACCAAGTACAATACAAGCGATACACCCATGTTGAGCGATTCTGTCATAGTGTTTTCTCTCGTCTTTAGTCATTATTATAGATCGTGCTGATACCAACGTATGTGCGTGACCGTGAACGCTCTGCATCACGTTGTCTTTGTGCTGCTATATGCCGTGTGTGGTAGTTGTCCTCGTTTTTATTGTAAGGCTTGTCAAGAGTATAAATTCTACCGCCTAGCGATGGCGTGTGAATTTCTTTAACTTTGTAATTACTTTTTGGTACTGGCGGTGTGTAATCAGTGCTGACCGTTAAATATCTTTTTCTTCCTCTATCATTCATGGTCTTAATGCAATGCTTATCAATCAAGTGAGTCATCGCACGGTAAGGGATGTTCTTATTTACACCTAAAAATTCAGTTATCTCTGAAAGTGACTTAGGCTCTTTGCATAGCTCTAATATTTATTTTCTAATAAAGTAGTAGTT